AACATCGCTCAGGCGGCAGACCTCGTTGATCTTTCTATCCAGAATGTCTACGAGAAAGCGTCCGAACCTGAAGTAGACTACAAAAAGTTTTTCAATGTTAGGACTACTGAAGATTACTATGAAAAGGATAGTTCTCTGTCGGGTCTTGGCGAAGCGGATTTCGTTGATGAGAATGGTGTGATTATCAGCGATACTCCGGTGCAGGGATATAAGAAAACCTACACTTTAGTCTAACTTTGGGTGTAGTAAAATTCTCTCTAATCAATGGGGAACGCCCAGAGATGGGCAACCCTCAAGAAGTTAATAAGTTCATTGAAAATTTAATTGAGAACCTTTGGAACAGTTGCAAGATCGGCAAAGAGGTTGAATATTGGAAATATAATTTGTGCCTCCTTTAATTATAGGAATAATATGATCTCTGGTTAATTGGATTTCTGGCTCTTTCCTGCCACAATGAGGACAAGTAAAATTATATTTTATTTTCAATTCACTCCATTCAGTATAAGTATGAGAACCTAATGCACCTCTACGACGATAACTATTCAATGCATTATGGTGTTTGTACTTTTCTGGATTGTTTTTACACCAATTCTTAAAAAGTAATTTTACTTTTTCTGGGTTAGATGTATGCCATTTCTTGTTAGAGATATGAATAGACTCAATATGTGTTTTGTTCCAAAGTGAATTGTAAGCAACTCTTTCTTTCTTATGTCTTGCATAATAGTTATTATGTTCGCAAGATTTACTGCACCATTTTGCTGAAACGAATTTACTAAAAAAAGATTTTCCACATATTTTACATTTTAAAAGATGTGGCTGGATAGGATGATAATTTTCCTTAGATTGTACTCTATCCCTCAATCTTACGAGTTCATAATTAAGTTTTTGGTAATTCTTTGTACGACAGAGAGAAGAACAGAATTTAGCTTTAGGAGACTTGCTATTAAAAGATTTATGGCAAAAAATACAATTCATAATCTCAATTAAATTAAGTTTATTAACACTTGCAGAGACTGAATGAGAGAACGTTCGATTAGAACGAAGCGACAGTCCGAACTACAGCGATAATCTAAAAACAAACTGTAGAAGATAGCAGAAATGCCTATCTCGTATGCTAAAGTATAGCATAAAGTAACAATTTTTGCAAAATATGGTGGGTGTAATTCTACCATTTACATTTAAAATGTGGAAGTTCGGTATCAAGAAACGCGACCTCGACAATGTAGCCAAAGAGCTTAAGGCTTCTTGCGCCCGCAAAAAGGAGCGTTTGACCACTGAAAGAGTTGATAATTGTACTTCCAGCACCTACACCCATGTCGGGCAAGGTTCATCTAGGACAATTACCATTACCGGTGGTGATGGTTCTCCTGCCGCGACTTCTTCGCACAGTCGTGAAGACGGCGGTTCCAATATGAACAACGCTGTCTACGATGGCACAACTTATAGCTTGCCGTTTGACTATGCTGGCTTGAAAGCCGCTACTCGGACAGCTGGTTATATGGTTGATCCTCGTGGAAATCCGTATATTCCTGATTTGGATCGGTTGGTATGCAAAAAAAATTCAGCGGTTGCCTTCAAAGCTAAGGAAATCAAGAAAGCGATTGAGAATGGCAAAATCCCTGAATCCTTCGATCACGATGGTTCCGGCGTTGGTTCTTTTGAGATTATTGAACTCCCTTATTTGCAGAATTCCGCATACTGGGCGATGTTTGACTCCAAAAGATCATTGCAGGACGAGGAAGGTTTCCAATTTATTGAAAGCCAGGCTCCAATGCTGGACCCGGTGAATGTCGTGTATAAGACCAAGGAAATCCAGACTGGTGTAACGACACTTTTCGACTTAGGACACAACGACGTAACTCGTTCGTGGGTGTTCTCCTTGGGCGACAAACAGGTAGTTAGCTAGTCTAAGTTAATTTAAACGGCGGGGGAGACTACTGGCAGGCCACCAGCGTACCCCCCGCCAATCTATAATGTCTACAATTAATGGAAAATCCTTTGTTGATATGAGAAATATCAACTTGAAAGGTGGGGCGATGGGATCAGGAATGATCCGATTTGACCCTGTGTCTTCAGCAGGTAATTGGGCTTCCAATCCTTTTGGAACAACCGATTACGGTATTTATGTCAATACTTCAGATCAGCTGGTGTTTTCTTCCAAGGGAAGCACTACAATACTTGCCGCCGCGGGCGGAGGTAGTGGCTCGGTTCCTTCTTGGGAACAGATATTTGCGGGAGATCAGACAATGCAACTGGCCGGGACTACTTGGACAATTGACAATAATACCGGTACAAACGATGTTTTGACAATCACCAATAGCGGTGCAAGCACTGGGTCTTTGATTCAGATTACCAATGCAGGTTCTGGATCGGATATTAAGGGTACTTCGGCTACTTGGAGCGTAAGTAAAGCAGGTTTGGCGGTGTTCACGCAAATTACTTGCCCGATTCTGTATTCAGCGGCCAGCCAGATTATTAGTTGTGCTGGCGCGGGAACGATTACAATTGGTGCAAACAGCAATACAATCACAATGGCGGACGCGACTACTTTTAGCGCGACTGTTACTGTAACTGATGGAATTACTCTTTTGCAAAGCACCGCGAACAATGCCAATGCTTTGACGGTGGTTAATAATACGGCTACAACCTATGGCGATGCGAGCGCAAGCACTGGCGTGGCGCGTATTAGTTCGACTTCCTTGACTACCGGCACCTTGTTGAAACTTCAACTTACCGAAGGAACTTTAACAACCGGATGGTATTTTAATTGTTATAATGTTACCGGTTCGGCTTCGGTGTTCAAAATTGCTAAGTACGGTGCGACCACGATTGCCGGTTCAGCTTATGCTACGGCGGCATTGACGGTTACAGCAGGCGATGTGGTGGTAAGCGCGGGTAAAATTACCCACACGGCGGCAGGGGCGACCACGACTAACGGGTTTGCAGGGACTTACAACGGTTTGACCACTGGCTTTGGGATGACTTTGACGCATAGCGTGGCTTCAACGATTGCTAACGGTGGCTCGGTCTTGAATATTAGTTCGGCGGGCATAGATACTGCAACTACTTCGGGTTGTTTGTTAAATCTTGCCTCAACTGCTTCTACGGCCGGTACGCAAGTTTTAATGACTTACAGCGCGTTAGCGACCGGCATCGGCGTTTCAATGGTGTTAGCGGCTCTTACGACTGGGCAAGGTATCAATATCGCCCATTCGACCACAGCTATTGCCGATGGCGGTTCATTGATTGCTCTTTCTTCAAGTTTTGCCAACACGGGAGGTGCTACGAATGGCACAATGCTTGATATCAAGGGTACGGGCCAGTTAGCAGGCACAATGGTGCGTTTGGATACCATCCAGACCACGGGTACCGCGATGAGCATTATCTCAACCGGGATAATGACCACGACTGGAAATTTATTGACCTTGACGGCCAATTCCGCAACAACTGCGGCTGGTTTGTTAAGGGTCAATGGCAATGGCCTTTCAGATGGTATCGGAATCGCGGTGGCTTCTTCTTCGGCGGTTTTGACGGCTACTGGCAGATTGCTAAAGATTACGCATTCTGGTGCGGCGACTGCCGCGGGTGCAGGTATTTTGGCTGAAATAACCTCGAACGCCACCGATGCGACTACGGTTGCAAAGGTAACGGCTTCGGGAACGCTGATTGCGGGTAAGGTTTTGTTTGTTTCAGCGGCGGCGATGACTACTGGTACAGGTATCGCAATGACCGATCTTGCGGCTTTGACCACGGGAGTTGGCTTGAGCATTGCTCACGCGACTAGCGCGATCGCTGATACTGGTTCTCTAGTTCGTATCGCTTCAAGCGGTGTCAACACCGGTGGTGCTACTAATGGCACGATGTTGGATATTAACGCTTCCGGGCAACTTGCCGGGACGGCGGTTAAAATCCAAGGTATTCAGACCAGTGGCACGGCGATTCAAGTTATTCAGACCGGTATCCAATTATCAGGTAGCGTGATGACAATTACTGCCAATGCGGCAACTACCTTAACGAGCGGTATTCTTGCCATTTCTGGTACTGGATTAACGACTGGTATCGGATTACTGGTAACTGGCGGCGGGGCCAATATGACTACTGCCGGAATTGGTTTGTCAGTGGCAATGGGTGCGGCGACTGTCGGTTCGGGTATAAAGGTAGTGAACGCCGGGGCCTATACTGATGCTGCAAGTGCGGTAGTCAACATTGTGGCTTCTACGGCCAGCACAACCGGCAATATCTTGGCGGTTACGACTCTATCGAGCAAAGCCATTATTGCTGGTTTGACGCTTGCTAATCCTGCTTTCCAAGTTGACTGCTCAACGGCTTCCTCGGTAACTGGCGCGCTCTTGAAGAGCAACGCTAGCGGGCTTGGGTTTGCCATTTCGGTGCAATCTTCAAGCGGCACAGAGCCTTTGACGGTTGATTCTAAAGGTACTGGTATTTTGAACCTCAACGGAACGGCTACCGGTATAGTGGTAATGGGCAGAGGCGCATTAAAGACCTTTGTTCAGGGTAATACTGCCACGGCAATTGGTACGCAAAACGGTACTCCTTCCGCGGCACAATTGATCGGTGGATTGATTGTTCATACTAGTACGACTGGTTCAGGTACGCTGACGGTTGATACTGGGACGAATATTGACGCTCAAGTTTCCGGTGCGGCAGTAGGCGACACATTCACTTGCGTATATGCCAATATCGGTAATCAAACGGTTACGATCACGGCTAATACCGATGTGACTTTGAAGGGAACTGCAGCAGTCCCGACATTGAAGAATGCCCTGTTGACATTCAATAGAACAGGCGCTCACGTTTGGGTTTGCTACATAACGCTTTCGGCCTAAATAGGCTAATTCTTTTGGCGGCTTTCTTAATAAGTAAAACCGCCTCTTATAAGATAAAAAACTATGAATTATCTCGAAACATTAGAAAAAGCCGATATTGCCATTTCAACAGCAGGCGACAATACGATTATCGCGGCTCCTGGTGATGGCAAATATATTGCGATTGATTTTGCGCAGTACCTTCCTCAGCAAGCGGTAAATGTGCAATACAAAGACGGATCAACGAATTACGGCGGATTGCTTTATTTGAGCGCGAACCAAGGTATGAC